TTTTACAAAAGTGACTAATGACTAAAGCTAGAACTCAACCAATAAAGAATCCTGGAAAACTTCCAGACAAGAAAGGTAATTAAAACAATGGATAAAATTTTAGGTGTTTACTTATATATTGTACAACGACTTGCTGAGCCATCCAGTCATGCTAGTATTTCAGCATTGCTTGCCATGGGTGGATTGCAGTTGGACCATGGGATTGTCCATGATGTGATGATAGCAATATCAATCATGTTTGGATCATTAGGATTTTTCGTAAAAGAGGCAAAACCATTAACTGTGGTTAAATAATATGGTGACAAGTAAAGATTGCTTCAATAAATATGGTGCACCAGAGAAAGAGAGTCATATGGTTCTTTGGCATGTCCCTGAAAAAATTTGTTTGGGAGCTATTCCAAAATTAATTTATTGTAATGAAGATATGGTTAAACCATTAGAATTGGCATTAGCAACTATTATTGATAGAGATTTAATACATTATGTTAGAACATGGGATGGATGCTTTAATATTCGTAGAAAACGCTCTGGGGCATCCGCGTCTTTACATAGTTGGGGTATCGCTATTGATATTAATGCGGCTTGGAATGGTTTTGGTAAGAAGCCTACAATGCCCGCATCTATCGTACAGGCATTTAAGGATTCTGGCTTTGACTGGGGTGGTGATTGGCGCACTCCTGATGGGATGCATTTCCAGTTATCAAATATATAAATAATGAAGAGTCCTGAACAGTGGTCTCAGTTTACTTGGCTGCTTTTAGCAACTGTTTCAATATTCAGCGGAATAGTTAGTTGGTCAACTAATATAAGCATAAGTAGGCCATTTTCAAGATTATTTAATGCTTTGATAGATATAATAACGTCTGGTTTTGTTTGTTCATTAGTGTTTATGCTTTTAGATGCGTATGATAATCCAGTTGGAGTGTCTGCTGCAATTGGTGGAATTTGTGGTCATATGTCAACAAGATTTTTATTCATTGTAGAAAATGCAATAATAAGAAAAGTTGGCGAAATTGTTGGTAATAATGATGAAGTTGAATAAAATGGATGATGAGAAAATCATAAGCATTATCAATGCAGAATTGAACAATGCCCCTATGAATAATTCTTTGATAGAACCATTAGAATATTACTTAGGTTTACCTAATGGTCAAGAACAGGAAGGAAGATCACAATTAACATCAACTGATGTAGCAGATTCTATTGAATGGATTATGCCTCAAGTAATGAAATCATTTACCCAAACAAATGAGATTGTTATTTTTGATCCAATAAATCAGAATGATGAATTGCAGGCAGAGTTGGAATCTGAGTATGTTTACAACATTCTTATGAAAAAGAATGATGGATTTATTTGCATACATGAGATGGTCAAAGATGCACTTTTACAAAGAAATGGTATTTTAAAAGTATATTACGAGGATCAAGAAAAAACATTAACTTCCAATTATTCTGGATTGTCTCAAAATCAATTGGAAATGCTTGCAGCACAGAAAAATGTGGAACTTGCAGAATTATCAGAATCAATCTTTTTAGATGAAGCGGGTCAACCACAAGTTCAATATGATGCTAAAATTTCTATAACTAAAAATGTTGGAAAAATATGCGTCAAGTCTGTTCCACCAGAAGAGTTTAGAGTTAATTCTAATCACAATTCAATAAATTTGGATGGAGTAAGGTTTTCTGCCCATGTTTTGCAAAAAACAGTATCAGAATTAATTGAAGATGGGGTTGATCCAAAATTACTTGAAGATTTATCAACTTCTTCTGGCAATGCTTCAAATTATCGTATGCAGTTGCAAAATGAGTCTGTATCAGAAGGCGATGGGTGGACTAATGAAAATGAGGCGATGCGACTAATTCAAGTTATCGAATCATACATTTATATGGATTATAATAATGATGGTATAGCTGAATATTGCAAAGTAACTGGCATAGGCGATGGTTCATCATTTGGTTCAACTTGTGAAATTCGTCATCTTATATCTGTAGAAGAATTAGACTACTCTCCATGGGTATCTACTACTGCTATATTAATGTCTCATAAATTCCAAGGATTGAGTATTTATGATCGAATAAAAGAAATTCAAGATCATAAAACTGCATTAACAAGAAATATTATGGATAATATTTATTTGCAGAATAACCAAAGAAATAAGGTTTTAGAAGGCCAGGTTAATATGGATGACTTGATGCTTTCTCGTCCTGGTGGCAATGTCAGAGTGAAACGTCTTGATGCAATGGAGCCTATCATAACTCCTCAGATTGGTCAAGCTGCATTTGATATGGTTAGATATTTAGATGAAGTTAGAGCTGGGAGAGTCGGCGTATCAGCGGAAGGCTCTGCAACTCCACAGAACATAGGCGACAGGGTTGGGTCAGAAGGAGTTGATCGTTTAATGAGTGCTAAAGAAGAACTTGTTGGACTGATAGTCAGAGTAATTGCTGAAACTGGTATTAAACCTTTAATGTTAAAAATTAGAGATTTGGCCAGACAGCATGTTGACACAATGGAAGATTTTAAATTTAGAGGGCGTTGGGTTCAAGTTAATCCTAGTTCTTGGAATGATAGAAGCGAATCCACAGTTCGTGTTGGTACAGGTAGTGGTGATACTCGTGCTAAATTGGCTGCTATTAATCAGGTTATCCAACTACAGGCTCAAGCATTTCAAGTTCCTGGTCAAGCATTAGTTAATCCAAATAAAATATATTCCGCTGTTGATGATTTTTGCACCTTTTCAGGATTGAATGGTGCTAGCAAATATTTCGTTGATCCAGGATCACCAGAAGGCCAACAAGCTACACAACAAGCACAACAAGCACAGCAAGAGCAACAAGCCAAACAAGATCAACAATCTCAAGAAATGATTCAGATGGAGCAACAGTTAGCTCAGGCTGAAATAATGAAAGCCCAAGCCCAACAAGATAATGTGAGTCTTAAAGGGCAAGTTGAACTGGCAAAACACCAAAGAGATGTGGACAAATTATCTTTTGAAGCTGAAAAAATTGCATTGCAACATCAATTAGATTTTGCGAATTCGGTGGCTTCTGGTCATGAAAAAGATATGAAATCAGAATTTGATTATGACAAATTAGCTGCTGATATTGCCATAAGATTGACAGAAATCGAAGCAAGTTCCAAAACTGAGCAAAATGCTAATTATGAGCAGAATAAGGGGTCTGCATGATGGAATTTTCACAAGAGGAAACCGATAGATTAAAAGATGCAATATCATTAGGCTCAAGGGCTGAAAAGGCTTATAATACCTATGTTAGACAATTTTTAGAAACTCAGTATTCAAGATTATACCAAGAGTTTTTAAATTCAACTTCTGATGCAGAGGTTATAGCCATAAAACGACTAATTGATGCAGTACAGCAATTGGAAGTTTCTTTGAGAAATGATGTTGAATCTGGAAAAATTGCTTCAAGGCGACTTGAAGAATAACTTTAACAAACAAATGAGAATAATATGACAACCACATCTACTTCAGAATCTGGAGCGAAAGTTGACACATTAGATTCTATTGCTGACTTATTAGTTGGTAGTATTGAAAATGATGAAAATGTAAAGGACAATAAAGAATTGGAAGATCACGACGAGGAAGAGGGTTCCACCCAATCTGACGAGTCTAGTGACGAAGAGGAAGAAGAGTCCAATGAAGAGGAAGATGAATCAGAAGAAGATTCTGGTGAATCAAATGAAGAAGTTACTTGGGGTAAAACTTTAGGTATTGATGACAGTAAAGTTGTTCTTGATGAAGAAGGCAATTTTTCTGGATTTAATGTTAAGATTGATGGCAAGATAATGACTGTCCCAACCGCAGAAGTTATAGCGGGTTATCAGACAGCGAAAAGTAATACCAATAAATCTCAAACCCTATCTGCTGAAAAGAAAGAGTTTGAGCAAATTAGGGATGTTACTATTCAAGAGTATACCAAGAAACTTGATGATGTTAAAAAATTATCCAGCGTTTTGGAAAACAATCTTGTCAAGGAATTTCAGAATGTCAATTGGGAGGATCTAAGGGCTACTGATCCAGCTGAATATGCTGCTATGATTCAGGATTTCCAGATTCGACAACAAGAGATTCAGCAAATTCATGAGGCCATCGACCTAGAGCGCAATAAGGCAAACCAAGAATTTCAAGAAAACAACAATAAGGCAAAGCAAGAATACTTGAAAGCCGAAGTTGAAAAAGTAATCGAAAGAAACCCTACATGGGCACAACCAGAAGTCTTTAAAAAAGTATTAACTGAATTCAAATCATTTATTGACGAATCATATGGCTTTACAGAAGCCGAATTCTACAATATTCAGGATGCTAGAATTTTTGAAGTTCTGAAAGATGCCAAAGCATATAGGGAAGGAAAAAAAGTAGCTGAAAAGAAGTTGTCAAAACCAGTACCAAAATTTCAAAAGCCAGGTATTGCTAAAAAGACAAAAACTGTTAGTAAGCTTGAACAATTAACCAAAGCTGCAAAAACAGCCCCTCCTGGTCGACGTAAAAAAGACTTGGAAGAATCGGCTATTGCAGAATTACTATTAGGTGGAAACAAATGAGTACAGCCAATTTAGACAGTGCCGACCTTAAAGCTGTCACCAAAGGGGGTCTCATCAGGGAAGATGTAATGCAAAAAATCTGGGATATTAGCAATATTCCTTTACCATTCACTGATATGATTGGGTCATCCACCCATAGCAATGAATATACTGAATGGACAACTGATGAGTTAGCTGCGCCAGATACTACAAATGCAGTGATCGATGGTGCCGATGCTTCTGGTAATGATACTGCTCTTGGTCATAGAGTTGGAAATCATTCTCAAATTTCTGACAAAGTTGTTAGGGTGTCGTTTAGAGCGGATAAATCAAATACTATTGGTAATGCTCAAAAATTGGCTCGCCAACTTGCTCGTCGCCAGAAAGAATTGAAGCGTGATATGGAGGCTATTGCCTTATTGAATCAGGCTTCTGTTGCTGATGATGGTGCTACTGTTGCGGGTAAAGTTGGTGGTCTTCCTTCTTGGATTAAAACTACTCATACCAATGGTACTGCTGGTGGATTTAGTTTATCAACTGGTCTTACTGTTGCTAGAACAACAACAACACGTTCCGCTTTAACTGAAACTAAGGTTAAAGCTGCTGTTCAAAGCATCTATGAACAAGGTGGTGATCCTTCTGTTCTTATGTCTGTTCCTGGTGTAATTGCACAAATTTCTTCATACCTGTTTAGTTCTTCTGCCCGTATCGCCACATTAATGAGTGACATTGAAGGCTCTTCTGCCAAAGCTACTGCGATGGGTGCTATCAATGTATTCGTTACAGATTTTGGCACATTGAAGATGGTTCCAAATCGTATTCAACAACTTCATAAAGATTCCGGTGGTACTAACGATTGTGCTGATGTGTTCTTGCTTGATCCAGCATATCTTGAAATGTCTGTAATAGATGGCATTCGTACAGAAATGCTTGCAAAAACTGGTCTGGCAGAAAATCGTCATATGAGTGTTGATTGGACTTTGAAGGTCTTGAATGAAAAAGCTCAAGGCATTATTGGTGATATTAACCATACAGCGGCAATGACAGCTTAAAACCATTAAGTTGGTTATTTTAGCGCCAGTTCCTCTTCTGGCGCTAAATTTTTAATTTGGAGATTATTATGGTTACGCCTGTTAAGAAAGTTATAAAAGAAGTTGAAGAAAAGCCATTTGAGCTTAATCCTTTGGTAAATGTTAAAAACATTACTGAAAGAAAATTACATTTTGCTAATGGTACTTTAGATTCTGGTGAATCTGGAATAGTTACCAGAGAAGAATTCCAGAATTGTGCAAAATATCTTGAGCTGGAGTGATTACAATGGCTGGTAAAATATACGACAAGAAATTTATCAATCACAAGGCTTATGGAGATGGTGTAAGAGCCAAGCAAGCTGGTGAATTGATTTCTACCAATCCTCATACAGTAGGAACAGAAACAGCTAATGCTTGGGACGCCGGCTGGACTGCTGGCACAAACACTCCTTATTAATATGGATATTAATAATGCTCCAGTTTTTAAGGCTGAGTTTTTTGAGCATGGAACAGAAATTGCTCACAAAGTTACTCAGCCAACAGAAGATATAATCTTAGCCAGAAATGCTAGATTAAGATTAAATCCTGGTTCAATTAATGATCTTGGCAAAGGTCAAGAAGGTGGTACTTGGGGTAGACAAGTTGCATCAATTCCACTTATTATTTATACAGAAGCAAAACGAAATGGATTTGATTTAGATAGCAAGGATAAAAAAGTTGCAGAGTTAGAAATGATAAGATTTCTAAAAACACCAAAAGGAATGGCTTGTTTAGTAGTTCCTGATAAGGGTAAAAAATGAAAGCGTTAAATTATGCCAGAAATGTAACTATTTTACCAGAATCAAAAGAAATTGTTGGTCATTTTGGCAAACCTGTTCCAGCTGTGGTTCCTGATTTAACAACTATGGATGTAGCAACTGCAACATCTACTCTTGTTGCATTGAATTTAAAATTAGCTAAAGTTTATGGTTCTATTGGGCTTATTATAAATCAGTCGCCACCTCCCGCTGCTGATGTGATGGAAACATCTGATGTTATTGCAATTCTAGCTCAAACAACTGTTCCAGATGTTGCTGGTATGACAGTAAGAGACGCAATAAAAGCATTAAATCAAGCGGATTTGTATGATGATGGTAGTGCTACTAATATGAGTGCTATCGTTGCTTCACAATTACCAGTTGCA